ACAAAATAAGTTCCAGATGAAATATTAAGACCAGTTCCAATATATTGAACGGCATCACCAGTGTAAAACGAATGATTTCCAATTACAATTTCTGTTCCTGAAAAAGTTCCAGAAAATGTAACGGTAAAATTTTCTGGATTTAACGGTTTAGTTGAATAAGATGGAATTGAATTTGAGGCAACATATAGATCATTCCCATCAATGTAAGTATTTTGTACATTTGTGATATACTTTGAAATATGAGGATATGTTATGGAATTTCCTTTTAAAATCTCTCTTCTTGCAGTGAATATTCTTGTAGTGGGTAAAGATCCACCAGATATAGTGAATTTTTTATTATTAGATATACTTAAGATTGTATATGTGTAAGTTGTAGAGGTGTTATCTGTAAGAACAACAGTATCACCAATTAGAAAAATATTTTCATCAAAAGTTGTAACATCATAAATTTGAGATCCGACAGATTTTTCTGTAATTGATTTAACATTGTAAGTTGTTTTTAGATTATACAACCAATTTTTTGCTTTTCTATCCTCAGTCTTCTTTCCTAAGGTTTGAATTTCAAATTTATCATCTTTTTCAAACAGATGATTATCTGCAGGGATAACAAAATCTTCCAGAACAGCTCCTATACGAACCTGTACTGGGTTTGTTTTTGATGTTGAGGTATATCCATAAGCTACTGTATTTTGACGCACCTCCTGTGTCTCTGGCATTGATTGAGTGATACCAGAAACATTAAAAAATTGATTTATTGATTTTGATAGATATGTAATTGTTTGTGTTGTACCATTAGTAAGAGAGGCAACAATTTGACCCGTTGATGCAAATCCAACTGTTGAATCAACATCAATGACTGTTGCCCCAATTGCAACTGTGTTTAAAATTTGAGTTTTTGGGTTTATTGAAAATCTTCCTTTTTGAGATCCTCTTACTGTATCAATGTCTCGACCATATTCAGCATCAAGACTTAAAACATAAAATGTGTCAGTCCCTCTAAGAATTTTTTCTACCTTAGAGATTGTTGCATTTGCTGATTTATGATATTGATTTAAGTCTTGAAAGAGTGTTTTATTGACTAGTAATTCTGGATTACCGCTTACTGTTTCAACAACAAGATCATTTGTAACTCTATATCCAGCATCTGAGGGAATAAAAAGTTGATCGCTTGGTCTTATTAGTTCAACATCTTTTCCATACAATGCGCGAAAAAGAATTTCATAGGATTGCTCAGAGCCCTTTGACGAATAAAAGTCTTTGACTTGTTTAACAAAAATGTTTTCATTTACGCCTTCATATAATTTTCTATTTTCAAATCCAGGAGAAATTTGTTTTTTAGTCTTTGTAAAAAATTCTTTTAAAAATAAAACACTTAAATTTTTAACTATTGTTCCATTTTTATGAGACGCTGCGTCTGTTGAGGAAAATACTAATTCATCTGGTTGATTTGGTGCATGATATGAACTAATTCCACTGAATCCACGAATACATCCCGTAAGTGAGTTCGTTGTAATACCAGTGTATGTTATGATTTCAGAATCAATCTGTACGATGCCATACTGGTCTGGGAATCCATGTGTGCTCGCTACTACGATAGTTGAGTCATTACTCTGAATTGTGCTCCCCAGAGAGGTTTGTGTGGTCAGGTTTGTGATATTATTGACTTTGACATACTGATCAATGTTTGACAAAATATCAGCTGGAAGACTTTGAGAATCTTGCGATCTATAATAAGTTTTTAAAAATTGAACTGCAAGAGGATAGTTATCTCTTACAAATGAAGGTAATTGACTTTCTAAGACCGTGCTAATTTTAACTCTTTTATTGATCATGATTTATTTTAACTTCTGATTAGGCTTCCCGTGTCTGCACAACTATTTGCTGCCACATATCTTGATCCTGAAACATCAGATCCAGATGATATGTCGTCTTTAAGCATGTTAATGATGCTGTTATTAATATCTAGTTGCAAATATAACTCCTGTTTTCCAATTACATCGTTAGAATAAGGTTTTATGGCAAATTCAATAATTGGTCCCTGTGAATTTGATTTTGATGTAGATGTTATCTTAATTGGATCAATTAAAATCTCACCTTTTACATAATCAATTTTACCAATATTTTTCATTATTCTTCCTGCTGATGTGGTGCTATCAACTTTAAACATGAAAAGGTCACCAGATAACAAGTCTGAATTAGGAGCATCAGAAAAATAAACAGTATCTGCAATACCACTCACTTTAAATCCAGAGCTTTTTAAATTAAAACCGTTTGGATTCACATGAAATCTATTACCAAAACAAATCTCATATTCTGCGAAATTATTCAAAATTGGTGCAAGATCTCTACGAATAAAAATATTTGTAATATTTGAAGTGATTGCATCTGTACATTCATCAATTACTTTTGTAAATTTACTATATTTAAATTTTGCCCCATATTTGTTTAACTCGGTTGAATTTGCATATCTACTAATACAATCAGATACCTCAGATTTTAGTCCATCAGCATTTGATCCCAAAGATGGATCATAAAAAATTGTTGAGTTAAATTCAATATAAACATACTTAACATCAAGAATTACTGGTAGCACACCTGCAATTTTATATTTACGAATCTCATCCACTAAATTATCTTTAATTAACGCTGAAAGATATTGACCATTCACCGGTTTGATTGAGACATACACTCTACCATATCTTGGAGGTGTTAACTCTTCACCACCAAAAACAGTGACTGATTCTGCTTCTGGATAAATTCTTGGAACCAATGCTTCATAATCCGATGCAGTCACTGCTCTATTTTGAGCAGAATATCTTTTTGGAGCATATTTACGAATTGAATCTACTGATTCAACTTCCTCACCACCGGTGGAGATCGTATTTGTGGTGAGTACAGAGATATCTGAGGTAACTAGTGTTCCATTATTATTAAATATTCTTCCTGCAAATGAAAAAGACGAGATACCATTACCATTTTCTCCATTTGTCACGGTATAACTTACCGTAATATAATTTCCATTATCTAGTTTTTTTCCAAAAACTCCATCACCAAAGAATATTTCATATCTTTGATCAGAAATTTCTTCGATGAAGTAAACTCGTGAGTCTGAAATTACATTAAAAAGGTCAGTTTTAAGATTATATTGTTTGAATGATGTTTCCTGAGATGTTGGATAAACTCTTACATCCAACGTTGATGTATCAATGTGTGCATTTCCAAGAACAAACTTTTGATTTGGAATATTTACATTAAATGTAAAGTTTTCAGTGATATAATTTCCTTCATAAATTGTAATATTGCTAAAAGTTGCCACTCCATTTACAATAGGAACCGTAATATCTGATGGAATTGTAAATGCAAATGATAAATTTCCAAATCTTTCTTTTGAAGTTGCAACTGTTCCTGCTTTTAATGTTAAGGTTAAAGCAGTTGAGGATCCAACGCTCACTGTAAAAGAGATATTTGCTCTTGCTGCTTTTCTTGAACGAGGAGTGTAACCTATATTTCTTGCTAATGAGACAATATTTTCCCTCAGAGTTGCGGAGTCAATGAAAACCTCATTACTCAGCATGTTTGCATTGTAAGAGGAGAGATAAGTATTATAGGCAAGCGCATCAATGATCACTGAGAGATTTGATCCCTCAAAGTCATAATCAGTGAAATTTGAATTAGATTTGATGTAGTCTCTAATGGACTCTTTAACCTGATCAAAATCTAAGTTGCTGAACTTAACTAGTGGCATTTATCTACCTGGTTTTAACTAAGGGAAATGCGAGTGCTTGTTGTGGTACGTCAATTCCAACAATCTCATATTTTACTGTTGCATTAAAAATTCCATTATCAAAGTCAGGAACAATGATGACCTCTTGCAATCTAACTCTTGGCTCATAATTTTGAATAGTGGTTTCAACATAAACTTGAACCTGAGATGCTGAAATAATATCAACATTCTCAAAAAGTGATTCTGAAAGACCTGTTCCAAGATCTGGATTAAAAAATCTCTCCCCAGGATCAGTTAAAACTAAATTTTTAACTGATTGAGCAATCGCATTTGCATGATTAAGTGCAATCAAGTCATTTGTTAATGGATTTTTTTGAAAAGACATACTAAGGTCTTTAAATCCAAGTGATGTACGTTGTTGAATCTCAACTGGCATCGAAAAACACTATATTTCTATCATATTTATTACATCAAAATTGCCTTTTTATCCATAAAGTGGTTCTGTGCCATATTCCCAATCATCATAATCATCATCATTACGAATTTTTGAGTGAATTTCGTTTTGTTTTTCAAAATTATGCTTCGTTGAAGTGTTTGAATCTCCAACAACCTCTCTAATTTCTCTTAAATTTGTGTTTTTTGTGTGATCATTGGTTATTGAGGTTGTTTTCCACATTTGATGCATGTAATTTTGATCTGAATCAATGGGTAAGTTCGACATGTTGCTCCTAATTCGAGTGAATTAGAACTTTTTACGGGGTTGCCATCCCGAGTTTAGGCATAAAATCATCAAAAATCACTATCAACTGAATTTTCCTCTCGTTCTTTTGCTGTTTTCCAAAAATATTCGTCTTCATGTCCCATTCCAAGTCGTTCATGACTGTTTTCAACTTGATAATAACGTGTTGAAACCTTAAAATCAGGAGTTTTTGGCTCTTTTGGTGTTAAACTGTTGTCATAGATACGTATTCGATTGTTAGGATACAGTGCAAATTGTCCGTTTTGGAGTTCAATAAGATTATGTGACTTATGTTCTGCTGGATTTTCACTTGTTGCATAATCAATCACATCAGGATCTTGATGATAATTGTCTAATGTGCAGATATAAGTTCCTTTTTGAGGTCCAAAGTCTCGAGTATAACACTCGTAGTCCATTGATCCAATAAATTGTTTCTGAACTGCAATGACTCCATAGTCCATACAGTTCCAAAATTGTAAATTTGGAAGATCTAAATCGGGATTTGGTGTTTCGGGACGTGATAAAAAGGCACTAATTGGTAGTTTATCATACATTGCAGCATATTCTGGCAAATATGTTTCAAAATAAAAAGCACGACCAGGCATTGATTTGGCAGATACCCAGACACCTTTAACAAATTCTCCCCAACCACTTTGATGATCCGTAAGATACTCCTTACGAACCCATACTTCTTGAGATGGTAAGTTAACAACTAAACAGGACATGTATTTTTTACATTGGTGTAACTATTTAATCTTTCAGGAACGCGCATATGGGGTTTTTAATCATATAAAAAAAGATCTCTCAACTACATGAAAGATCTCTAAATTACCCACCTTGTCCTCGATAGGGCTTTCGCGCATTATTTCGACTTGATGCAGAATACTTTGTATGTTTTCCAGATCCCTGTCGAGTATTCTTAGGATGAGATTCAAGTTTTTTTAATCCAGAAAGTGTCTTTTTTGTTTGTGCCATTTAGTCTTCCTCTACTTCAATTTCAATTGGATCTATTTCATTATTGTAAACTTGCTCAGATAGTTCATCAAGAATCTCAGCACACTGCTCATGACTCAGATCTCGATGAATAATTCTACCTTTATAAACAATTCTCATAGGATAAAGTGTTAAATGATACGAGTTTTTTCATGACCGACACGAATGCGAGGGTCGCACCAGGTCTCAATGCCTAGTTCTTTTGCATCCAAACAGAAACTTACGTCCTCGCCACACATGTCTTGAACTGCACCAGATTCAAACTGTTGCATCTTTGGAGCAAACCAAGGATATTCCATACGTTCAAATACACCATTCTTGATCATGACCCAACCAAATCCAGTGTAGTCCACAGTAAAAGGTTTCTTACGCTTACTCATGGAGTCCACAGTTTCATGATTCATCACACCACCATTCTTACGAAACTCCTCTTCCTCTAACCAATGAGCAACAGAGGTTGTGTGTCCATCTTCGGTTGCATACCAACCACATGCAATCTCACGTTCGTCATTATTTTCAGGAACTGCAAGATCACAAAGTTGCCAAAACTTTTCAGTATTGAATACAATGTCATTATCGATCCAGAGTTGATAATCATATTCAAGTTTACCATCCCAAGGCACTTGACTTGGACCACGGAGAACATTTGCACCCAAAACTTTACACCGTGCAAAGTTTACCATCGAGGAGTAATCCTGAGAAATTTGAATGCTCATTCCGTTTTGAACCATGTCAAAACAAAGCTGTACAAAATTTTTCAGAAAGACATAGGAGCATCCACGACCAGGTAAGCAGAATACAATTCTCTTACCTTTCATTCTTTCTTTAATCGCAGCAATGTCCCACTCGGGTGCCTTTTCTGCAAGCGGGGAGTTTGCTTTCACTACAAATCCTTTTGCCATAAGTAATTTCCTTTGTTCAATTTCAAGTTTACAGTAAATAGAATGATTTGTCAATCTATGATGAAGCATTCACAATTTCAAAGTCTTCTGCAAGGTAATCAGTTTTAATTCCACTGATTGCTATCAGTCCTTGAATTGTCAACAGATTTTTCTCTGCCTCCTCTTTCGTTTTCAGATCAGCGCAGAATATAACTCCTGTTGTTTTTGCTCTTATTTGATATGTCATGAGATGTTTGATATCTCACTTTACATCTATTTATGTGAATAATAAGTTGATCAACCGAACTGCTGCCCAACCTAAAAAAACACACACTGGATATCGTATCAGAGGATTCCAGAAAATTTGGCGCGGATATCGGATGCACAAACCAGCCAGCACGACTTTCCAAAAAGACCACTGCGATGAATTTTTTCTGCGGAAT